TTTTTAGCTTTGCAGGGCTTGAAATTTGTTCGGATGTAAAATTAACAATTGTTTCCTGTTTTTTACTTGTGATTTTGAAGTAGTAAAATGCTTGGTCAGTAACGCTATCTCTGACGAAATATAGTGGTTGAATGCTTGCACTACAGATTTGGCGAATAGACTGACATTCACGTAAAGCTAATTCACGTTTTTGTTTATCTAGTAAATGATCTTGTGTTTCATCTTCTTCGATTTTTTCCAATTTCTTTGTGTACTTTTCAATATCTAAATTGAAGTGGTACATAGAAAAGTGATGTTCAAAGTAGAATGATTTTAAACGACCTTGTTTAAAGTTATAGATCAGCAGACCTGCATCTTCGGCTGATTCAGCAATGAGCAATTCACCATAGTGTTTGTACTTTGGGAATTGATCAGGGTTGAGTTTGTCCCACTGGAATAAGTCGTTCCAATCGAGTTTTTTACCGCCATTTGCCGGTGGTTGTGCAGCAGTAGATGACCAACCTTCAACACGTGAACGTTCATGCCATTTAACGGTATAACCTTTACCTGCCGAATCATTGTCGAATGCCCAGCGTAAACGTGGCTTGTCAATTTTGAGTTCATGACAACGGTCTGCAATTTGTTTTAAGAATGCAGAAGGGTAGTTGACACATGATAGACAAGATATGGCTTTGACACCTGACTGACTCAGTGCAATGGCATCAAAGATCCCTTCAGTGATCCAGATCGCTTCGCCTTTTTCCCCTAGACGGCAAATTTCATCAAGTTCATGCACTGACCATGCTTGGCCAGCATTTTTAAACCCATAGTTAAAACGTGCTTTTTTATTGCCAAAACGTTCTGGTCGGTCAATCAGACGTTCCCAATAGTTTTTGTCATCTAACATAAAGCGAACAGTAGCGCTTGATTCGCCTGTGTTTGAATCTTTGTAGAACTGCTGGGTGTATTTACCAATCAAGTTTGAAATGTCAAAACCACGACCTTCAGATAAAAAGGCATCTGCAGCAGCATTTGGATTTGTGTCGGTTTGCGGATGGTATTCAGACCAATCTTTAAATAGATCGTCACAAATATCTTTTACGTGTTCTTCATAGCCACATTTGACCAGACGACCACATTTCACGATACGTGGGTTGTGTGCATGGGTATAAAGTTCTTTTTTACCGCATTGTGGGCAGACACCTTCACGGAACCATTCGCCACGTGTCTTGAAGCTGAACATTTGTTCAAGACGGTCAATGATGCGGTGTTTCAATTCGTACATTAATTTACACCCCGATATTTTGTATCGACGATTTGGAGCCAGTCATTTGCATCTGTAAGCGTCATAAGTTTTTGATCGCAAAGCGCTTCGATGTAACCTTTTAACTTGAGTGCAGCAATAAAGCGCAAAGGGTCACGAAGTTGAGTCATTTGTTCAATACGCTCGTGCAGTGCTGCTGTACCGTTTCGGTTTTCAATTTGAGCTTTGCGCTTTTGGCATATTTCTTTTAGTGTTAACATTCTGTTTACTCTTGCGTGAAATTGTAAACTTCTAAGCATTTTCAGATGCTTAGGTGTTATTTTTCGCATTGAAAAAAGGGTTTTCAGGGTCTGCAATTTTTGATAATTCATTTGTGACGGCTTGACGAATAACACTAGAAATAGTCGTTCGGTTTTTAGCTGCATAGATACGCATGTAGTCCTTTTCGGACTGAGTAAAATGCGCTCCAGTCATTTGAGTTCGGTTTTCTTGGACTGTAGACATTTGAGTTACCTTTTTTTAAAGTTTCGATATATCAACAGTGTTAAACTGTTAAAGTCATCATATTACGAAATATCGAAAGATACAAGGCTAGTTGGGGAAAAATGTCGATAAATGATAATTTTTTTAGAGCGTGGGGCGCGTTTGAAAGCGGAAAGAAACCGTTTGAAGCTGACTCAATCTGAAATGGCTGAAATTATAGGTAAAGCAGTCGGATCTATAGTCCGTTATGAAAAGCATGGTGATGCCTTGAACCAGGATCAGCTGATTGCTTTGAGTAATGCAGGATTTGATGTCTTTTATATTACGTTTGGTTTAAGAGCTGATACTTTAAGTGAGCCTGAGCATGAAATTGTCACGGCATACCGTAGTCTGGGTGATGATGCCAAGCCTGCTTTTGTCAAAATGGTCAAGGCTTATGTGGCACAGTAATTTCAGGGCAAGCCTAAATCATCTACCCCAACCTTAGTTGGGGTTTTTTAGTGCTTTATATTGCTTTGGCGATCTGAACGACTTGGTGGTGTAGGGTGTTGAGGAGTGCGTTTAGTTCTTCGCTTGTGATTTCATGCTGTATTGATAGTTTTGTCAGTACAGAGAGTGTTTGTTCCAAGTTTTGAATTGGAAAGCGTATTTCGTCCAGTATTTCTTCTGCAGTCATGGTGTTATGGCTGTTTATGTCCAGTATTGAGTTCATTGTTCCCCCTGTCTATTTATAGTGGGTTTATTTTGCTGAAAATTGTTTAAATAATACAGTCATGTGCGACAAGTATGGTCGCACAGGATGGTTGGTTTTGTAACTAATTCAAGAGTGGTGGATTTGTTTGGAACAACCAGCATTTGATATTTTTGCTGTGTAATGCGCTGTAAATCTGTCGGTTATTTTGCATAAACACTGGGTGAGGGCTTTGGCTTTGCATGAGTATCGCAAAGAGCTGGGACTTCATTGGTAAGCCGTCTATACACTGGTAGATTTGAGAAATATTGAATGCCAGGATATTTGGATTACGGAAGGGATCTTTGATGCCATTGCACTGAGTCAGTCAGGTGTCAAAGCCATATCTTGTCTATCATGTGTCAACTACCCTTCAGCATGAATTTCTGTGGTGTAACGTTCAATACCGTTCTGATCCGTCCATTGACGTGTTTTTAATTTGCCTTCGATATAGACTTTTGAACCTTTTTTTAAGTACTGCTGAGCGATTTCACCTAAACGGTTTTTAATCACAATGCGGTGCCATTCGGTTTGTTCAATCCATTCACCGGTCTGTTTGCTTTGCCATTTTTCAGACGTTGCGATTGAAAAATTGCAAAGTGAACCGCCATTTGGAAAGCTTTTGCTTTCAGGATTGGCACCTAGTGTTCCAACTAATACGACTAAATTAACGCCACGCATTTTTATAATTCCCACAATTTATATTGAATAAAGATAGATCCATTGACGAACAGCATGATTTCAACCAGTAGCAGCAAAACTTCCATGTTCTGAGTCCTCAATTTTGGCGAAGTGGCTGAAATGTCCTGTGAAACATTTCTGATTAAAGGTGAATGGAATGTCTGGATTTTCAATGTGACAGACATACAGCTGATCTGTACCAACGATCTGTTTCACTTCAAAACGCTGGTGACTGCTGACAATAAATTTGTAGCGTGCAAATTCATCAGGGATCCAAACGGTGTCACCCACTTGGAAGTCGTGAACGGTGTTGATTTCAGGATCCGTGAACGGCAGGGCATCATCAAAGTCGAGTTCAGCAGTTTCAAGGCCACCTGGCTGTGCTTTGCCAGTATCAACAATATTTTTCATTTCGTTGATCAAGATGCATGCTTCGGTTGGCATGTGCTGAATGCATGGGTGCTGATTCAAAACAGTATGTAAGCGAAGTACACGTGCTGAAATGTCCTGATGTTCAGCGATCATTTTGAAATAGCTTTGATCTTGAGTTTGAGCGTTCATGCGTTTTGCTCCTTTATTTCTTCAATTTCATAATCTTCAACATATAAATCTAGGCGATTGAAAAATGTACTTTCATCTGGAATGCTTTCAAGCCCTTTATTCCAAGATGGAATTACTAATCCAAAGACATCCCAAGCTGAACCACTGCCACCATTTAAAACAAGCTTTGCAGCCGCTACATAAAGCTCATCTGAGTTAGAGATGTCATAACCGCAAGCATTAATATCTTTAATTAGCTCAGGGGTTAAGTTGTTGAATGTTTCACTTAGTTCAATTTCCATTTCGACTTCAACAGTCAGAGTTACTTTCTTTTTAATACCCATTATTTTTTTGCCCCTAAATTTGGATTGGTGAAGATCCAACACTTCACGTTACGACTTGGTTTACCTGGTGCTTCACGACTTTTTGAAACCGCTGCCACGTCATCGGCAGGGAAACGGTCTGAGTACACCTGTTTATTGCTTTCAATGAATTTGTACTTGCGACTGGTACGAAGCAGTTTTTTCATTTCATTGATTTCAGGCAGCTGCTGATAATTGCGTGCAGCCACTTTGTAAATTTCGTTTAAGTTGATTGCGACCGTTTGAGCATCGGCAGGGTGGTGGTTTAAGCCCCATTCTGGTGAACGATTGCCTTGAAGGTATTCGTAAGCGTCCCAGAATTTTTCCACGTCAGGATGATCACCATTCAACTGTTCAACACGTTCACGCGCCATTTGTTCAAGCATTTCTTGTGCTTCAAGCATGTCTTCCAAGTCGATTGGCAAAACGTGTTTGGCCATTGCTTCGATCAGTGCAGCCACTTGTGCATGACATAAGGCAATACGTGTATGGGTAATGCCTATTGCATGATAGTGATCTTCAATTGACTGTAACTTTGATGCGTATGTTTCCAAGATTTTGTCTTCATTACGCAGGCAATGGGTCATGAAGGTGCATGCATCTTCAAGTTCCATGCGATCCAGTTCATCGACAATGCGTTTGGTTTCCAGTGACTGTCCTTTACGGTCAAAGTACAAGTGC